GAACCATCTGGTAAACCATTTAATACTGGAATTAAATTAGGCTCATTGTCTGTAGGGTGATCTCCTAAAAAAACAATATATTTGCCATAACCAACACTTACAAAATGTGGAGGTTCATTTTTAAAAATATCTAAAGGTTTTCCTTCAGTATTAATTGCAATTTTATTGTTTGCAGCCTTTTGTAATAAATTTGGATTGTTATTTAAAATTTGTTCAACCTTAGAAAAATCATCTTGTTTAATAAAATTAGGAACATGTACTTTATAACCTCTTGATGTTTCAGCAGTACCACCAACTTTTTTGCCGTCTGGTCCGTTTTCTTGACCAATAGCTTCTTGTAAAGCTTCTTCATATAAACTTGAATTAAAACTACCACTATCAGCTTTTTTACCTTTTTGATCGAATATTTTTTTTGTATAAATATAATCTGCAATATTTACTGCGGCTGTAAATGTATTAGGATTATCAATGAATGCAGTTTTGTATTCTGAAACAATTGCAGAATATTGTACATTGCCTGATGGTACAGTTGCTTTAAAACCATCATCAGAAAGTTTACGACCTATCAAAGCATTTTTAACTACTTCGTTATTATTTGTAATTAACGATAACCCACCAAGATAACCAAAAAATTGACCATTTTTATTTTGTCCTAGTTCAGCAAATGCTTCATCAGATTGTGAACCAAATGCTAAACTCATTGTAGAAATAACTCTTTCTATATTTGCTGGGTCTTTTTCACTATCAAAATAATTTGTAAGTTGTGATCGTTCATCATTAGTAAAAAATCTTTTTGGAGCATTGTTTTCTAATGAAATTAATGTTCCAATCGAAACTCTTTTTTTACCAATCCCAACAAATTCAGATATATCACCACCTTGTAAAACATCTGATATAGGTAAACTATCAGGGTCATAAAAAGATAATTTAGATGCAGTACCTATAGGGTCTTTTTCAATTTGATCTACAAAATTTGCAGTATATGATTTTATAAAATCAGAACGTAATTTTTTATCTCTACTTGTATTAACACCTTGTATTCTATCTTGCTGTTCAATATCGTCAGAGGTTGAAATTAAATTATTTAATTCTTGTCGGTTTTGTGTTTTTAGAAATAATAATAATTCTCTTTTAACATTAAGGTCTTGCAATCTTTGTAATAAAATTGGGTCATCAGAATTTTTTGCAAGCTCTAACATACTTGCATATTCTTCATTTGTTACATCTTCAAAATTTTTTGTAATTCTATTTTCTTTTTCTTTTAAAGATGTTTTTAATATTTGTTTATTTTCTTTTGCAACACCAACTCTATATTTTTCTATAGTTTGAACATCTTTTGCATCTAAATATTTTGATTTTTTTGCATAAGAAATTCCTGCTGTTCTATCTTGTGAAACTAATCTTTTTGCATAAGCAATATCTCTTTCTTTAAACCAAGCATTTTTTAAAGCTTCAGTATTCGCTCCATATAAAGTTTTTACTTTTTCTGAACTCCAATAATTATTTGCATCTTGTTCTGCAAGCATTTGTAAATCAGTTGTTTCTGCATAAACAAAATCTTTAGATAATTTATTTTGTGATGAAAGCTCTAAACCTTGTGAATGAATTGCAAAATTTTTATTAGCAGAATTAGTTACAGAAATGCTATCTTTTAAAAAATGTTTATTAGCAACAGACTTAAATAAATCTTTAGTAAAATTGTGTTTGTAATTTTGTGTTAAACCTTCAAATGCTTTGTTGTAACCATTTTGATAAAATGCTTTAGCTGCATCTGGGTCTGTCATTTTTGATGCTTCTAACTTAACTTCAGATATACCTTTAAAATTTTCGTTACCTTCTATCAACTCTCTTTCTTTTTCTAAAACTTCATTTTCTGATTTTCTTATTTCATATTTTCTAAAAAGTTGTGTAGCAGTTTTTCCGGCTCCACTTATAGCGTTACCTATTTGTGTTGCAGTAGCCTGGGATATTCTCATATTAGGTGTAGTCTCAACTGCTGAAGTTGTATCTGTAGGTCGTATGTTAGGTGAGTATAATTTTATAGCCATATTATATAAATCCTAATGTTGATGCGTCTGTTAATAAACTTGATGCAGCATTAAAATAACCTGCTCTTTTGGCTACACGTCCTCTGTATCTTTCAACATTGGCTGCAGCTCTTTGCATAACTGCTGCGTTAAGTTGTTGTTCTTTTCTTACTTCTGCATTGTATTTTAGCATGTCTCTATCAACATCAACTAAGTTTTGATTTTCGACCACAATATCAAATGCAGTACCAGTTCCTAATTCTACACCTGAGCCTGCTAATTGATTTTTTAATGTACTGTCTTGTCTTTCAGCATAATAATTAAATCTTGGTAAATCGTATTGTTCGTAAACTTGATAACCTTGTTTTGCATTTTGTTCTTTTACTAATGCATCACGGTCCATTAATGCAGCGTTATAATTAGCTGCTTTCTTTGCTGCGTTAGCTGCTATTATACTTCCAAAAAAACTCATCTTTTTATAATCCTCGCATATCTAATATAATCTGAACCATCTGGTCCGTAATTTTTCATAATTCCTTCAGACTTCATTCCTAACCATTCTGCAAAACGATGACCTTTTTTAAAATCAGCTTTGACAGTTGTTTGTAGTCTTTTTAAATTTGTTGTTTCAATTAATACATCTGTTTTCTTTTTAAAATGTTTTGCAAACACGATGTAATGTTTCCAAATATCTTTTGTTGCCATAACCCAACCTTCAGCAACACCGTCCCACAGCATAGATATGCCGCCTGCCGCAATAGGTTTATTGTTGACTAGACCTGTAAACGACAACCCAACTTGTTCTAAATACAAAGCATATTTTCTATGCTCTGGTTTTAAATAGAGTTCTGATGCATTAAGCTCCTGGCTTAATATAAATTCTGCATGCTCGTTTTTAAAAGGTACTATTTCAACTTTATGTGTCGTATAGTTCAAGTCTTGCATATATTGCTAAAATAGTCATGGGTAAGGGTTGTTCTTGTTTTACTAAAACAAAACCATCGGTCCCATAATCACTTGGAAACTCTGTCTCTTTATCACCAGTAAATAATGGAACTGGGTCTGACATAGCAGCAGAGCTATCTCTAAACGGTATTTCGTCTAAATTACTTTCGTTAGGTCCTACTTTTGCACCAACTGTTTCAAAAAATCTAACTGTAACATCGTAAATTCTTTTTGTTTTAGTTTGGTCGGTACCTCTTGCGCCTTCATCTAGTCTCATTGTTTGTAGAGATGAAACATAACCTAAACCAACTTTTGCAGTTGTTGCAGAACGATCTAAAGTTATTTGACCAGAAGATACAACACGGTCTGGGTGAGTTGCACCATTAACTATAACTTTTACTGTTTCACCTTCTAAATGAGATAAACCAGATAAAGTTGTAGTTGCAGAACCAGAATAACCTAATCCACTATCTACATAATGAAATGTTGTTAGTGAGGAATTAAAATCATACGGTGTCAAATATTCTACATATTTTTTTGTTGAGCCGTTAATTGTTCTTTCAACAATAACATAAACTTGATCTTCGCTTGTATCTATATCTATTACTGCAACTGATTTACATTTGGTATTTGTTCCGCCAAAATCATGTGAATGCCAGGCAACAACGTCTTGCAAACGATTATAAGTCATACCTACTAAACTTCCGTCTGTTCTTACACACCATACAACACTAAATGGTTCTTGTTGATAATCCATTTGTATTATTCCTGACGATGATATGTGTTCAGATAAAATAGTTAAATCAGGAGCTAGGTAACCATCACTATCGAAGTTATAAGCAAGTTCTCTTATTTTTCTTTTTGCTCTTTGTAAAAATATTGTAGCGTTACCAATTGATAAAGCATCTACACCAGCTGAACCATAGTTAGATTGTTTTCTAATATTTAAATTTGTTGGTGTTATAGGATTGTCTGTTGCACCTGACGATACTGTAAACTCCCCTCCAGTTGTCATCACAATTAAAGTTCTTGTTGCTTTTATACTTTCTATTGCGTTGACCTGATTAGATGCGATTGTATAAATCATAGCATCTGCATCTGCGGTACCTGTAGTAAAATTTTCATAATCACCAGATTTAGAAAAAAATAAAGTTTGCGGATTATTAGTTGTGCCTGCAAAAACTAAACGTTGTTCAAAAAAACTTACACACTTTGGATTGTTATTAGTACCACTTAATTGATGTGTAGATGATGTTTCTGTAAAATTAACTGTTGTTAAAGTCCAAGATGTATGACCTGTTCTTGATAATTTTCTAACAGCGTGGTTCTTATGACATAGATACATAACGTCTGCACTTTGCGCGAACTTAATATCAAATACTTCTGTATGAAGGTAAGGTGTAGATATTTCAAATGCTGCACCTCCGGAAACAATTTGACCACTATCTTTGTAAAATCTTATGTACTGGTCGCCAAACTCTAAAATGTAAGTTTGTGTTGTAGAAAAACTAAATGGTATTAGTCTTGTATTGTTTGCTGAATTTTTTACTTCAGATATAAAATGCGTTCCAGGTCTTCTAGTTACTGGACCATGAGGTTGTACAACAAAATTATTTATTAACGTTCCTGCAGAAAAATATTTTGAAAAATCTGTACGACCTTCCATTCGTGGTGATAATTCACCTGCTGTAAAACTAGGAACTGATAATAATGCTTTTGGCATGTTATAATCTACTGTTTATAAAATCATCTGCAGATACATTGTCTGTTGGACCTAATGTTGCGTCCGTATTGTAGCCTTCTCCAGCATCAGCATGTCTTGCTTCAGATAATTTAAATTGAAATTTCTCGTTCATTCTTGTTGCTAATGTTGCATTTGCTGTAACCGCATAAGCAATATCAGCTGCTAAAGCTGCAGATATAGTTTCTCTTAACAAAACGTCCATCTCGTTAGGGTCTGTTATGGCTGCAACATATACTAATTGGCAACTATCATCGTTAGTTAAAATTTTTCTACCTTCTATTTTGTAGTTGCTGCTAAAATTTTTTATTTGTAAAACTCTTAAAGCATCACTTGGTAAAGTATATTGTTTTGCAAATCCCCAATCAGGTATAGCTGTATCAGCAGCCAATGATTGTCTTTTGATTGCAGAGTTCCATGGGTGTGAACGTAAAACACTATCTCTTATGGTATTAAATCTTGCGTTACACAATCTACCATTTTTAGAATTTTCTGTTAATGATAAAATTGTACTAGCACCTAATTGATTTAATGCTGAGTTACAAATTTCTACTACACTAGCCATTTTGTTTTTTCTCCTTAATTAAATATTTTCTTCTTAATTTTCTTGGTGTTGTTAATTGCCAAATTTCATCTTCTGTAAGTTCATGTTTGCTATCAAAACCATAATGAAATTTTGGACCGTGTTTAAATCTGTCAACCAAAATGTAACGATACACATGGTTATCTTTTTTAAAATGTAAAACTGTTTTTATTTCTTTTATTGTTTTCATAAAAAAGGAGGCGATTGCTCGCCTCCAATTTAATTATTTATTACTCATCACAAGGAACTTGAACTACTCCTGTTTCGTTCATTCTTGTAGCTCCAATTGACATACAATAATAAACCTGTGTCGCGTAAGATTTGTCTGCTCTTTCATCTATTCTAGCAGCAATATCTTTACCTATTGCAAGTTTAATTGCATCTTCTGTGAAACCAAAGCACAATCTATCGTCTGTGTTTGTATTATCAAACGGTAGTCTTGTTGACATGATGAATTCAAAACCTAAGAACGAGTTAATATCACCCTGCGCTAAAGCTTTAACTGTATTAAAGTCAGAACTTTTTACTTCAGTTGTGTTTAACAAATCTTGGATTTGTTTTGGTCCACATACAAAAAATCTCTTTAATGATGGGTCCACATCGTTGTTGTCTAAGATAAACTTCGCAGATAACAATTTTGCAATTGTTAAACCGTCAGTTTGTTGTGCTGTTGATGTTTTTTGAGACGATGGTAACGCAGTTGTTGTTCCACCAGCAACACCTGTTGCTGCGTCTGCATTCATCGCTGCAATTATAACATCGTCCATACTTCTACCCATAGCAGCTGCCGCAGCTTTTGCGTATGATGAAGTAGGGTCTATAAGCATTCTAACTTTATCTTGATCGTCAATTAAGTCAGCCCACTCATAGTCAGCTAATGATACTCTTCGTCTTGAGTGAGGAGTATCTATTTGTGGTGTATTTCCGTGTCGTGAAGACCTGATACTTGCACTTGTAACCCCAATTTGGTCAAAAAATGCATTTTTACCCTTAATAGTCTCAACATCAACGGCACCTCTTAACTTGCTTCCCATTTGTTGAGAAAGCATAGTAACATTTGAAGAGTATTGTTCTACAAATGCTGTAGTTATTTGAGTTGACATAGTTATGTCTCCTTCTTTGTTGATTGTTAATGTTAAAAATTAACGGAAGATTATCCTTTAGGGGTCTTACCTTGATTTAACAACTCTCGTTGCTTTGTCTTACCAAAGTGTCAGATAGGTCTTACGATTATCTATCATTCAGAAATACTTAACTGTTTGTCTTCAGTTTCAGTAAATCTTGAACTTCTTGAACAGCTGCATCATGGTTAGGGTGTTGTTTATTCCAATACGCCGAACCTTCTTGCTGTAATTCTCTTATTTGCTTATCAATTTCTTTAGGAGTTAAATATTGTGGACCAGTTGATGTAACCAACTTGTCTTCTCCTAAATCAGACGCAATATTTGCAAATGCTTTGACAAAATCTGGGTGGTCGCCAACTTTTGTGCCATCAGATAATGTCATGTGTGCAAAGTCTGGGTTTAAATATTTTTGTACAACACCTGTAACTGATTTAACTTTGTTATCGTATGCTGCACCCCACTCTTGCTTTAACGATGTTTCTGCGTTCATTCTGCCTTGCTCGGCTTTTGTATCTAAATCACGCATATAACTTCGTGTCATATCATCATAAAAATTCATTATACCTTCAGCTTGTTTAGGTAATAATCCATATTTATGTGCTGCTTTTTTAAATCCTTCTAAAGCATTTGTATCTACTGAACTATCCTCTTGTGTTTGTATTTGATAATCTTCTGGTTTAGATGGTCTTCCAAGTTTTGAGTAAACATCGTTCCAATCTTCATCGGTTGCGTGTTTATTTGGAATACTAATTTTGTCAGAACCTACAAGTTTTTGTGCATGTATGTATGACTTTGCTAAACCTGGAATATCTTGAATACTCTCTAAGGCTTTTTCGTTTTTTAGATCGTCTGGTAAACTGTCTTTCCAATTTACCTCTTGTGTTTCTGTAGCTGGCTGTTCAGACGCAACAGTTTGTTGTTCCTGCTCCGCTACCTGGTTTTCACTACTCATCGTTTTGTCCTCCTGGGTTTTTGTTGAGTGTTGATTTAATAAAAAGAACTACTGAACGTTGTCCTTCTCTAAACGCTGTTTCGTTACTATCATTTGAAAATGATGTGTTGTGAACGTTACAACGTTTTTCTAAATCTGATAAAATATCTTTACCGTCATCAGACTTAAAAACCCTTTGATACGCTTGTATAATTTCTTGTACTTGTTTTTTATTCATTTAAAACTTTTGCTAAAGGAGCTGCTTTATTAGCAATCTCTGCTTCTTGCATATCTTGCTGCATTTGAGCTTGTTGTTCTTGTTGTGCTTCTCTTTGTTGTCTTATTTGTGCAACTTGTCCCTTAGATTTTAAAATTTTTGCAGGAATTCCTAAAACATCTTTGATATATGACATTAAATTATCTGTATCTAAATAATCAAATACAGGAGCAACGTTTTGTAGAGAACCCATCAATTCAATTCCTCGCATCAATGATTGTACTTCACCAGTTTTTTGTGCTTTTGCTAATGGTGATACATATTCAATTTCGATATTTTGATTTCCTAAAAACTCTGGAGCTGGTTTAAATTTATTGTTTCTAATTAAAATACTAAAACATCTTGTAATTAATGGTTGTAATAATTCAGATTGCAACCTTCCTAATACTGGACCAAGAATTCTCATCTTCTCTTCGTTTCTTTGCAAAACCTCGGTTGCTGTCATTTGTGTTCCCTGAGTTGATAACAATTGATCTACAAAAAAGTTTTGTCTTATTGCGTCTCTTCTTTGTTCTTCCATTTGTATGCCAACAGGATTAGCAGCACCAATTTGTAATGGTTCTATTCTATCTCTAGTTCCTGCTCTATAATAATTTAATCCACCAGGTACCGTTCTTATCGGTAACATAAATCCATCATCAGGTACTAATAACGGTGGGTCGATTTGTTTTTGTGCAGCTTTGATAGAAGTTTTTGACATTAAGTTTAACATCTTAACGTCCGGCAAAGCGTTCATTGCTGGTGAACGACCATAAATTTCATTTGATGATTTTAAATATCTTGGTACGGCAAACGGAAATTCTGCAAAACCATTTTCTGATAAAACACTACCACTATCTTCATGTACATATACAGAATGAAATTTTTTATTCGTATATAAATCTGAGGGGTGTACACAATGAATTATATTAACATCATCGTTAGGAGCTTTTTCTATTTTTTTTAAGAGTTCAGCATTTAATTCTGCTTTAGGGAAAGCACTCATTAAATTGCCTGCTTTCATTTTAAATTTACGCGTTAAATTATTTACAAAACCTTTTTCATCTTCGCTAATATATATTTCTGATATATGAATATTTTTAAATCTTAATTCGTTCTCATCGTCTTCAGCAATAAATAATGCTGCAGTACCAAATGCGATTAGATCATGGTACAATTCAAATATTTCTTGTTGAAAGTTTGATCTGTTAAAAGCTTGATTTAAAACATTTGTGCAATCTTCTAACCATTCAATTGCTTCATCTTCTTGGTTTAGTTCTTCGTTTTTATATTTTAAAGAAAACCATGGTGATACTGTATTGGTTAACATACCGTGTAATGATGCAGCCAATAATTCTAATGCGTGAGTTGCAGTACCATCAAAAATTAATTCGTGTCTCTTATCACCTTTACTTCTTGATTTAGTAATATCTGCTTTTCTTGGAAGCATATAATCAGCAACATCTTGCCAATGGCTCTCCCAATTTTTTCTTTCTACTTTCAAAGAACTATATTTTTCTAATACAAATTTTCCTGTAGGTGTTATCATCTATCCTCCCAATAATGTCTTTCTTTGTATATCTCCTCCACCTAAAGAAGTATTTTTTGTTAATATAGTTGCTCTTCTACCTTTTTTCTTAACATCTAAACCATAATCAGGTGTAGCATCAGCTTGCTGTGATTGTGTTACTTCAACTGCAGTAGGTTGAACTGGCTGCGGTTTTGGTGGTGATGGTCTTCTTACAAATCCTCCCATAATATTATGCTCCTAATAATGTTTTTTTATCTGTAGTCGCATCATCTTCAACACCCTGGTAACTTGTAAGTATTGTTGATCTTCGACCTTTTCTTTTTCTATCTAATGTTTCTTGTTTTTCTTTTGCTGCTTTCTTTCTTTCCTCGTCCTCGAAACTTGGCGGCGGAGCCGCAGGAGGTGGAGGGGGTGGTAAAGAAGGCATTTTCGGTGATAAAAAGCTCATTCGTTTCTCCTATATAATTTTATATTCCGATATTGCGTTCGGAAATTTTTTGTTAATGTTGTCTTGGTTTGGCAACTCGTCTATTGCAATTGCCATATAACGAAAACTATCACACGCGTGGCTTGACCAATCGTGAACAGGTTTGTTGGCAAACATTCTTGCCTTGTCGTTATATTTTCTATGATAGTGTCTCAATGCGTCTATTAACTTTTTGCAATTGTCTCCGTCAATATAACATCGTGGTAAAATCATTTTAGCTGCGTGTATGCCGTCTTCTAATGGCAACTTAGGTAAAATTCTAAAATTAATACCTAATTGATATGCAACCTCTCTTCTTGTTTTACCTAAACTAAATTCTGTTACATCAATATCGTGTGGTGCATAATGATGTTCGTAAACATAATCTTTCTGTTTAATCATATTTACATAATGCGGTAAACCCTCTCGATTATTTTCGTAATAATCTATAATCCTTACGGTGTTACCTAACTGCTGATAAAATATTATAGATGTTGCGTCTCCAACCCCAATGTCCCAAACTGTATTGACAGATAACGCAGGGTCATAATCTATTAAAGTTATTTTACCTTGGTCTTCTAATTTTTGTATTATGTGTCCATAGATTGAGCCTTCTATATTAGCAATCCAATCACACTCAAATTCTTGTCGATACTTGCTCTCACCCATTTGTTTGAAAGCTGCATCTAATTCTTCTTGATCTATAATTTTTGTTTTAGATACTGGCGCGGTATAAGTTAGCCAATCACTCTCTTTAACAGCATGAGTATAAATATCGTAAAAAAAATTATTAGTTCCAGCTGGCGTGCCTATGAAGTAACAGAACCCCTTGCGATCACTTAAAGCTGGTCTCAAAATTTCATTCCAAACTTTAGGGTCCACCTGAGCTGTCTCGTCTATGCACACCCCATCAAGGAATATACCCCTTATACTTTCTGAATTTTCACTTGAAAGTAATGTAACACGAGAACCATTTGGTAAGTCGCATCTTAATTCTGTTTCGTTATACTTAACACCAGGTATTTTTCTGGTAAATTGTTTTATATAGTCCCAACTTATACTTTTAGCTTGCCTC